CGTACTCCCTTCCGGGTAGGTATCGCTTGCACCCATGATAAAGCGCCCTTCAATCCGCTCCCATGTGCCGCCGATAAAGCTTGCCGGGGATGTGGGGTCGTCGCTGGCCCAGAATTTGATTCTGGCGAGGTCTTCTTCTCGCTGGGCGGCGAGAATTTCTTTGATTTTGGCTTCCACATCAGCCTTGCTGTAAAAAATCGCATTGCCGTCTTCATCCTGCACGATGGATTTATCAGCTTTGCCTGCCAGCGCATCTCCCACCTTCTTTGCATCTGCGGGAGCGTTTTCAATGCTCAGGGTCTTGTCTGTACTGGCCCGTGTTCCGGCAAGGGCTGCACTTGCTGCGGCTTCCTCAGCGCTCTTCTGGGCAGCGGATTCGCTGGCAGAGGAATTGGTTTCGGAGATGGATGCAGCAGAAGCGCTGTCGGCAGCAGCGGTGGCAGAGGTGGCAGCAGCTTCTTTGCTTGCGTTGGCATCCGATGCAAAACCGGCCGCAGCGGATGCCGCGGCTTCTGCCGTGGCGGTGGATTTTGCCACCTCCTGCAAAGCGCCGGTCTTAGCGTTGACGATGTCGGTCAGTGCAGCATCTTTTGCCCCGGTGATGGCCGTGGTGGCCGTAGTCTGGGCTTGCTGGACAGCTGCCACAGAGTCCGCTTTCTGCTGGTCGATGTTTGCCACAGCGTCGGATGCTTTTTTCTCGCTGGCTGCTGCCTCTTTTGCCTTCTGGGTGGCCGTGGCAGCGAACTGCTCCACGTACTCACCCATCTGGGCGATGTCTTCCCGTACTTCCACACCTTTTTTTGCGGTACGGATGCCCGAGATGACTTCCAGAAAAGTCTTTGTCATAAACTGATCACTCCCGTAGGTACATCATAGATGGTATCGGTTTCAAAATCAAAGGTATCCCAGAGCCAGTCCGCACCCGCTTCCGCGGTGAGATTTCTTTTGTACGGATTGCAAGTGCCCTCTATGGTAAAGGCCATATCATGTCGGTTTTTCTCACTGGGGTCTACCCGCCAAAGGCCCTGCCAGTACCAGGCACTGTCCTCATCAAAAACGCACCGAAGCCACTTGCCCTGTAAGGCATTTTCAAGGGCGCTTTGGATGGTCGCCCATTGCTTTTTAGGGGCTTTGCAGATGAGCTCCAGCTTGATGGTGCGCTGCTTGTAGTGCACTTCCCCATCCAAAGCCCTGGACAGGTCTAGGATAAAGTCAGAGCCCGGGACATTGACAAGCATCGTCTCCGGTTCTGCACCAGATATCATAGGGCTGCCCACCTTCAGATAAAGGCCAAGGTCTTTGAGGGTATGGATATTTCCGATCTGTGCGCCCATCAGCATTTGAGCTCACCTCCGCTCTGGATCACGGCCAGCTGCTCCGGGGTCAAAGGGCTGTATACCAACTTTTCTCCGTCCCACACATAGTGCGAGCCGCCATCCTCCCAGTCCTCCGGGAACTCATCGAAGACCATGCAGTTGTCTGGGAGAGGGTTCGGGATCACTTCTTCAACGCCCCATCCGCCACAGTAAATGCGGCCATCGGAGCACACCTTGCACATAAATTTACAGCCAGGTACTTTCATCTGTCCTTCACCTCACATAAAACCGTATAGTTCTCGTGGCATACAGAGGGAGTCATTTTGTGTCCACCCGTCAGAGCCGGGGCTTTCCAGGTCGATGCTGAAATTCGTCGGCACGACTGCCGGGGTGTAGTTGTTGCCCGTGACATAGTTCGATGTGCGCTCACGACCGGGTCCGAAAGTGATGCCCCCTGAGTTGACCCGCACCGTCCGCATGTGGGTCGTGTTCCACGGATATGTCATGGCGTACTCTACACCGTTGACTGGGATAACCATCGTCACGCACCCGGCAGTGCCACCGCTGGCCCACCATGTAGCGCCTTTTTTGCTGGTATAGGTCAGGTACACGGCAGAATAATTGGACAGATCCAGCTGGATGGTCTGCGCTCCAAAAGAGCTGTTGTTACCAAAGTCCCAGATGCGAGCGTTCCGGATTCCGTAAAAGGTGATCTTGCCGGAGTTGATGGTACAGCTTCCGTTTCCGTCCGTAATGGAAATACTATCCGATTTGATGTTGACCATGCTGGAACCGGAAAGCACTTTTATGCCGTCGTTGGTGATCTGCACTCTTTTGTTGGGCAGCTGGTCATGCCGGACGATAAGGCCGTTTTCCGGGGTAAACTCCAAAAAGTTGGTAGCCGTTTTGGCTGCTTCACCAGCTTTTTTGTCCACCTCGTCCACTCTTTTGTCGTTAGACTTCTGGTACTTGAAAAGCTGGTTAAGGGTGCTCTGCTGATATTTTTCAGCGGATGCCGTATCCTCATCCAGCAGGTTGGTGCGGCCAAGGTTGGCCACTTGCCGGTCGGTCAAAGTCTGCCGGGTCATGCCGAAGGTATACTCCTTTTTATCCGGCTGATCCAGCGGTTCCACCAGCTTTGTGCACAGCATGATGACATCGATACTGTGGGGCTTGCTGATAATGTGGGCATAGCTGGCAAAAGTCAGCCTGTCCTTGTCATAGCCCGCATCTCGCAGATCCACAGCCTTGACGGTGTAGCTCGTCACCATCAAGCTGTTTTTCTGAAGATCCTGCACGCCTGCAGCAAAGGTGTCGTTGTCGCTGTCGGTATCATACTCACCCAGGGATGACACGATGCCGAACTTCGCGGCCGCTGCATCGTTCTGGATCCATCCACAGTCTCCGTCACTGCTGTCCAGCCGGTACGAAAACCCTTTGGGCAGATATTTATTGATGGTCGCTGCATCCGTTCCAGAGATGCCATAGCGCTCTTCATGGCTCTCGGTGTACTTTTCGCCCCACCACAGAAATTTCCATTTCCACTTTGTCTCTTCGACCGTGTGCTTGCTTCCCATGGGATACACACGGGTAAAAAGGCTGTTGGTGTCGGTCTTTTCTGTAAAATCCAGCAGGTTCACGCCGTACTCAATGGTCTGGTTGACCAAACGGTCAGCTTCAAAGGCCTGATCGCAATAGTTGAGCACGTTGTTGCCCGTGGCGGGGTTGTAGGTGCAGTAGGCATAGCCGCCGTACACCTTGAGCACCATCTTGTCGATGATATCCCAGGTACTGCCGTAGTCTTCTCCCACACCGTAGCTGTCCCGGTCTCCATAGTGCACAACAAGATCACCCAGTGCCGCAGTGACAGTGCCAAGCTCGAAGCGTTTCATTTTCATGTTGCCGCACTGCTGGTTGTGGGCATCGATGAGGTGCTGCAGAAACTGCGCCAACTTCCCCTCGTAGTTGAAGGGCGTGATAGCAGAGTCGTTGAAGTAGGACAGAGCGCCCTCGCAGTAGATGACCCTGCGGTTATACCAGTCTGCCTCATGGCTCAAGACACGCCCGCGCCAGATCTCTTTATCGTCCTGTTCAACGGAGATGCAGGTGGACATCTTTTGCAGGCTCTCATACTGCTCATGGTCGCGCGTCATGATAAAAGAAAGGCTGCCGCCCTTGCTGACCTCTCGGGTCAGCTTGGGAGACAGCACAAGGGCATTGCGGTTATTGGGAGCGTAGATCAGGCGCTTGTCGTTGGGGTTGCCAAAGGGATATGCAAAAATTTTGTACAAATTTTAATTTCCCCTTTCTGCCAGCGTGGCCAGATGGCCCAGCTGCGCATCAATAGAAGGCGCCAGAGCGCCCACCAGCGTCCCGTCGTCCAGCTTAATGACAGTGTTTGCCGTCTGGGGAAGGTACTGCTGCACCACGTTGTACAGCGCGTCCACGGACTGCTGCATTTTCTGCTGGTAGGACGAAAGCTGCCCGTTAGCCGGGCTTTCTCCAAAGGCATAGCCATCGGTGCGGAAATCGTACCCCGCCATGGAGCGCATATTTCCATACCAGTAAGCGTCCTGGATGTCCTTGTAGGAAAGCGTCGTGCTCTTGCTTTCAGTGCTTTCCTTTTCGCCGTTTTTACTGCCCAGCCATGCGGCCAGACCGATACCGCCCGCCACAGCAGCCACGCCCAGGATGGCAGCCAGCACAGGGTTGGATGCCACAAGCGAGACGATATTGCCCAGACTGCCCATGATAGAGGTGGCCATGCTGGACACCCCGCTGGCGACGTTGGCCAGCTGGGCACCGGCCCCACCGGACGCGCTCAAGCTGGACAGGATGGAGCCAAAGCTTTGCACCGCTGTCCCCGCTTCTGTCGCACTGGCAGCAATGCCGTCCGTAAAGAGTGATTTGATGGTAGCGAAGGCCGCTTTTACGCCGCCCCCACTGTACGCGTCATTGATGACACCCAGCGCATCCGCCGCCCACTTGGAGATAAGTTCCCGCTGATCCTGCGATACCTCGCCCCAGATGAGCTTTACAAAGTCCATGGCCAGGCTGTCCCAGCTGCCGTTTTTGAGGTCAGTCAGGACGCTCTGGAACGTGCCCAAAACGCCGTTTGACCACTCGCTTTTTGCAGTGCTCAAATTTTTATCGATTTTGGACTGAATGGCGCTCACGCTCCGGTCGATCTCCTCAACGGTTTTTTCGACCTTTTTCTGAACGCCATCCACATACTTGGTAATGGTCTTGTAATTCTTGGCCACTCCATCCACGATTTCAGTGCCGGATTCCGTCACTGTCTTGGTGATATGCTCGGTGCCGTCATCATACTTTTCCTTGACAGTCTGGATGGCCGTTGTGATACCATTGGCAACGCTTTCGCTTTTCTCAGTCAGAGCATCGATGACCTGTGCGGTTTTTTTTGCAGTGGTAGAGCTATTACCGGATTTTTTTGAGGAGCCGGACGAAGAAGAGCTTGTTGAGACCGTCGGCTGCTCGACTTGTGCAGCAGCTTTGGCGGCTTCCTGCCGCTCCGTCCAGCTGGCGGTGCTGATACCGACTCCGGCCAGAGCCTCCTGCCGCCGACGGTTCCGGTTCTTCTGGGATGTCTGGGCAGAAGCATACGAGTTATAGCCGGATACAGAATCCTTTTTTAAGAATTTGTTTAGAGCATAGCTTGCCTTATCCAGCGAGGTTACCACAGAGCTGCCAAAACTGACAAAGTTGTCCTTCAGGGTCACGACCCAGTTTTTTGCCTGCATCATGGCGTTGGTCAGGCCCTGCATACCAGCGGTGACGTAGGGCAAGATGTTGGCCACAAGCTCGCGCTTAAACCACCCCGCTGCCGTTTCCAGGTCTTGCAGTGCGTCCTTGAACTGCGCGGATGCAGCCACAGCCTCATCACTCATCACGCCGCCCAGGTCATTGACGGTCTGGCGCATTTCCTCGGTAGCCTCAGCCGATGTATTTAGCAAAGGGCCCAACTCCTGCGCAGAGCGGCCCAGCAAGGTAGTGGCGATATTGGTGCGCTCTGCTCCCTCTTCCATCCCCTGCAGGCCGGTGATAACAGCAGCAAACACGTCCTCTGTGGACATCTGCTGGACTTCGTCCAGGCTTAGACCCACAGCCTGAAAAGCTGCCACCTGGTCGGCAGAACCGTCAGCAATAGCTTTCGACAGAGTTTTCATTCCAGCTTTCAGGCTATCCATGGATGCACCACAGTGGCCGAGAATGGCATCCCACTCCTGATAGGCTTGTGCGCTGATTCCCAGCTTCTGACTTTGCTTGTCGATTTCATCGCCCACAGCAGCCACACTGTCAGCCACCTTAAAAACAGCGACCGTAGCCGCTGTGATAGCGGCAGCGGTGCCAGTAGCCCAAGCAGCAGCTTTTTTGACGGTGCTGGCAAGGGTATCCTGCACCTCTTTGGCTTTATCATCCGTCTTGCTCAGACTTGCTTCAGCCTGACTGCTGTCAATAAAAATCGAGCCAAAAAGCCGGAAAATCTCAGTTCCGCTTGCCACTTGCTTCCCTCCAGTCCATCTGCATCAACTCCGCCACATCCGCCTCAATTGCCGCCCGGCTCTTTGCCGGAGCCTGGGCCGATTCCTGCAAAGCTTTTTTGAAGCCTGCAAAAGTCGGGTAGGCAGCCTCATAGCTGATAAACCAGCGCAGCAGCAGCATATCGTCGTTTGAGTATTCCAGCATTTTGGGGATAAAGCTCACGGCCTCTTCCCACGTCCAGTCCTTCAAAAAAGAGACGTTGCCGCCGTACCTGTGCAAAAAAGCGTCTATGATCTGGGCCGGATCATACGCTTTACACGCTCGAAAAAAAGTTTAAGGTCGTTTTCCTCAGCCAGCCTTTCCAGGCACTCGCCCAGCTCATCCAGATCCATAGCACGGACACCAGCTGCGTTCTCTTTTTCAAAAGGCCCTGCCAGAAAGGTAAAGACCAGATCTTCGGTCTTTTCGTCCGTGACGTTTTTGATGAGCGCTTCAAAAAGGGCCGCGTTTGCAGCCTTTTTTTCATCCTCGGTCTTGGCGACTTCTTTCAGGTCAACCGCGCGCAAAGCGCGCAGGGCCACAAAAACATCACCGCCGTTGAGTTTGCGCATATCTGATTCCTCCTTTACCCTTCGCTCAGGGTGGGATAGTAAATTTTGAAGGGTGGGGTTTCCGGGTCGTCCGGGGTATAGTGACCGGCCAGAGTGACCTGAATGGAACTTTCCTGCCCATCCTGGGGGTTCAGGCTCAGATCAGCATTGTTGAATGCATTGAAGACGGTGATGACCACGGGGTCATTGCTGCCGCTCAGGCGGCCGATAAAGGAAACGCTGTTGATGTAGTCCTCATCCTCCATACCGTTTTTGGGGATGATGGTGGTATAGCCGGTGGTCGTGGTGGTGTCCAGCTTTGCGGCAGCCAGTCCCATCTTGATGCTGTCCACGGTGGTCTCCTGCAAGGTGATCTGCAAGGTAGTCGCCCAGGAATCCAAGATATAGTTGCCCTTGGTATTCTCGGGCACACCGTCGATCTGGAGATAGTGGCCGTTTTTGGTGGCCGTAAAGGTACCGCCGCCCGTGGTGGCACCGATGAGTTTTTTGCTGGTTTTCAGGCTGTCCAGCGTGTCCTTGCCCGGTTCATAACCCACCGCAAAGACACCAGCGCCCAGCAGCAGGTGCTCTTTGGTCTCAGAGGTCTGGCCGGTGATTCTTTTCTGATTGAACATTTTTATCCTCCCATAGCGTAAAATTCGAGAGTGACAAGCCGCTGGCGAACCGTTTTGTCCGCCTCTTCCAGTGGAGAGACGCGGCCAGAGTGCAGATAATACATCAAGTCATCCGCACAAAAAGAAAAGCCCTCCAGCTCACGCAAGAGGGTGTTGGCGATTCTGTCCACTTCAGTGGACGATTCTTTGTTGTCGGCCACTGTGCAGGACAGCGTCCCTTTCAGGGCGCTGTCCGATGTCCACACGGTGGCAATGTACCGGACGCGGGGATACCCCGCCATCCGGCTGTGCTCGTAGAAAACTTCATTGATGCCAGACACTTCTTTGAGTTTCTGGCAGATAGCTTTTTTGAAGCGTTCTATCAGAAGATCACCGCTCGCTGTCATCTGGCACCATCTCCTCCTCATCGATAAGACCCAGCGCTCGGTTTTCATCCTCTATGGCAGAGAGATAGTGGCCCTCAATGCGCCTGATCTCGTCGATATTTTTTTGTACTGCATTGGTCAGAATACTTTTCTGAGGCTGATTTTTTTCGCCCAGTTCCTGCAAAGCACCATACCAGGTATCATGTTTGATGCCCACCAAAAGGTCAGTCTCGCGCTTGCGTACCCAGTAGGAGAACGCGCCCCCTTTGCCGTAAAATCGATATCGGACAGTTTTTCTGCCCATATGCGGTCGGGCCAGAGAAGCCACGCGGGTCTGACGGACGACGTACTTACCCACATCACGAAGCGCGGCTCGGCTAAGTTCCCGGATGGTATACTTAACGCGCTCCACATTAGACTTATAGACCACGCCGTTTTTGGTGATTTTCATGCCGCTCGGGGGATTAGCCATCCTCGTCCGCTCCCTTCTGCTGGCAGTGCAGCTCGATAAAGTCGCCGGTAAGGTATGTGCGGATGACGGTATACTGCACGTCATCTATACGCAGGCGCTTCTGGCCGTGGTATTCCTGCGCATAGACCTTTACCACGATGTCTGCATGATACCCGGCATTGGCTGCCTGGTAAAATTCAGCAGTCGTGGCGCTGGTCAGCGTCCCGATGACAGTTTCTTCGGCCAGCGTTGCCACCTGGTCGCCGTTGTCATCCCGTCCCAGGGTCTCTCCGATCAGCGTTACCTCAGCGTATCGTTTCATCGATGCTCTCCTTATCCGTGTAGCCGTAGGCGGTCATAAGCTGAGCCTTTTGCTCATCATACGCCGCTTTCAACCGGTCATACTGGTCAGGCTCTCCGAAATGCACTTTGCAGTAGGTAACGACCGCCCGCCGGATCAGGGGCTTGTCCTGATTTTCACGCGCGGCCACCCCGGCAATGCCCAGGTCATCCAGCGCCGCCTCGATAAGGCCGGTAAGCTCATCGTCAAAGACGCTGGTAGAGATACGCAGCGCCTGCTTTACCTTTTCCAGCATCCTTTACGCCTCCGATCAGCCTGCCGAAGCGGGCAGCTGTACGGCCACAAAGCCGTTCTTGACCACGACATCCGCGCCAAGCTCCACGTCACCACGGATGGTATCCAGCAGCTTGTCAAAGCGGAAGTCCTCAGAGACTGCGATCTCGTAGGCGCTGAAAAGATCCAGCTCAATGCAGGTGGGCACGCCGTAGAACATCGTTTTCTGTGCGGCAGTGGTCTGGGCCGTGCCGTTCAGCGCGGTCAGATTTTTGTTCAGGCAGTAGCGCACGGTCAGCCCGCCATCCTTGATGGTGCCGGTGTTGGGGTTTGCAGTATCCGGGGTGATCTCATACACAGGCTTTTTCTCATTGGCACCGCGCACGTCACCAAAAGCGATCAGATCGGTTTTGTTGAGAAAAAGCACAGCACCGCCAGCAACGCCCTCATCGCCGCCGTATGCCAGAGCGATCTTGCGCAGGGTGCCTGCATTGATAGCGCCCTTCTTGCTCACCACGTCACCGTCCACAGCGGAGTTGAGGGCGCTCTCCTGGAGCTTCTTGGTCACAACGGAGGCAGCCTTTTTGCGCAGGCTCAGCATGGCCTGCTCACGCACCTTGGCCTCGTACATCAGCGGGGTCTGCTTCTTGGCCTGCTTGCTGATATAGGACAGGGTGGCCACGGATTCCGGGGTGATGGTGATGGTGGCAAAGGTAGGCTCCTTTTCGGTGGCAGCACTGCCCTCAGTCTGATTGTCAGCCTCGTCAGCGTCCGCGCTCAGATAAGCGATCTTGTTGCTGCCCATGCCCTCACAGTTGACGACTTTCACCATGTCGATGATGCTCGACACGCGCACATCTGCGCTGTCGTTGATGCCGGAAACGCCGGTGGGGGTCAGCAGGGTGCCACCGCTCACCAGCACAGCACGGGTCTCGACAGTGCCGATGGTTTCGCGTCGGGTCTCCTTAAAGGCCTGAGCGCGCTCCTCATTTTCGTTGTGGGCAGCAGGGTTTTCCACCCGGGAGCCTGCGCCATTTGCGACCATCTCACGGATGGCCTGCCGCTTTTCAGCAGCGGCCAGCTGCTTCTTGCGTTCGCAGATGCGGGTAGCCTCAGCTTCCAGCTCCTTCAGGGCATCTCCTTCAGCGGTCTCGCATTCTTTGACGATTTCAGCCTGCCGGGTCTCCAGCTCCTGAGCGGTCATTTCTTCGATTTTCTTAGACATAGTTACACTCCCATAAGCTTGATTTTGATTCGTGTGACGGTATCTGCCCGGGCCAGTCGCTCCGCTTCCATTTTCTCGATCACTCCGTCGGAAAATTTCCGGGCACTGATAGATGTGGCATCGTTGGCCGGGAGGCTCACGGCACTCACATCAAACAGCTTCTTAAATTTTGTGATGGTACGATAGACGGTCAATGTTCCGGTTTCGTGGTCTTCCACGGATTCCCGTTTATCTTCTCCAACGATAAAGCCAAAGCTCATCTTGTCGGTGTACCCGCCTTTGATCTCAGCATACAGTTGGCGGCCAATCTCTGTGCCGCCCAGATCAGCGGTCACTTTCAGTCCGGTGGCATCCGTTGCCAGGGTCAGGGTGCCGTTTTTTGTCCGGGCAAAAACACGCCCGTTGTGGTCATACTGGAAGATGACATCTGTCATGTCACAGCTGTCAAAAGCATGCGGGTCTACCTGCTCATAGATTTTGTACCGCTGGCCGTCGTAGAGCAGATACTGCTGGTTAAAGGTTGTGGCGTAGCCCTCGACAATCATTTTGCTATCGCCGCCATCCTGGTCATCCGTCCGGACTTCCATCTGCATGGCACGGTACTCGCGCCCTCCGTCCAGTTTTTTCAAAAGCTTCTCATTTTCCATTTGTTGGCTCTTCCCCTCCTTTTTTCACCTGTCCATCCTGGCCGATGAGGTAGTACTCACCACGGATGGTATATGTCTGACCCATGCCGTCAGGCAGCGGGTCAAGATTCCAGATTTCACGGATCTCGTCGCGGTTCATTATGCCGCGGTCTGCCATGCCCTGCGAGACGTTAAGTTTTTCCGTGTTGCTCATGTACTGCAAGCGGTTGGCCGTGGCCATGATTTTTGCTCCCCGGGCCAGCTCGTTTTCAGAGAAAAGCATCCTGCTGACAGCGTCGCTGAATTGAATCGAAAACGGCTTGATGCGGCCTTCATAGAAAGCATTCCATGCATCACCGTATGCCTTGTTTTGGATGACCTCTTCATTGACACCGAAGTAGTCAAAAACGCTGGTACGGATGCGCTCCATCTCCTCAGTGCTGGCCACGAAAGGCGTGCTCTTGAGCTGCTGGATGTTATCATAGGTTTTGGGAAAGAGCAGAATGCCGCCGCCCTCGCCTTGTAAATTTTCCTTGCTGAAGTTGTCCCGCTCTTTTTTCAAGTCCTCAGACTTGGCGAAGTTAGAAAGCCGGGCCATAAAGCGAAAAGAGGCAGAGTTTTTGACTGCTTCTTTGATGCCCTGATTCTGGATGTTCACTAAGTCCATGGTCGGGTTCAGTGCCCGGTTATCTTCGCCGAAAAGGTCGTTTTTATACTGAAATTTGGTCAGTATCGCACACTTTTTCATCTCGACGGATGCTGTCTTTCCGTTTTGGAATGTATAGACCAAAAAAGGCTGCCCGGCATACTGTTTTACCTCGCAGTTGCTGGGCAGCACCGGAAAGATGCCAACGACCTTGTCTTTTCCGTCTGCATCCACGCCCTCCAGCACAGGCACCACAAAAGCGGTGTTCTGCATATCCAGGATAGTGGACAGACGATACAAAAACTGGCCCCAGGTCTGCCAGGAGTTGGGGCCCTGCCTGAGCCGGGTTTGGAGCTCAGGTTTTGCGCTGCCGATGATCTTCACGTCCAGTTTGCTGGCGTGGTTGGCCGTCGCATGGACAGCCGCCCGGACGATCTCGCTTTCGTACAGCTCACCGCCCCAGCTGGTAAAGCTCGGGGTGTAGCCGTCCAGCAGCTCCCAGAATTTTTGCCCGTTGCTCTGCACCTTGGGTTTTCCGAAAATCGCTTCAAAGAGTCCCACACTCTCACTCCTCATTTTTCAGCTGTTCGCCGATTTCATCGGCCCATTTTTGGCGCACGGTCATAGCATCCAGCAGAGCAGCGCCGCCGTCGATATGCTCGTTGACGCTGATCTTGATGGGACGCATACGCCCGCTTTCGATATCCATTTTCATGCCCATAGACAGCAGGTGTGCTTTCAGCAGGTCGTTATCGCCAATGTCAAAAGCTCCGTCTTTCATAAGCCCTTCGGTTTCCCGGATGACCGGGGTCAGGTTGAAGCCCTGGAAGACATCGTCCATCTGAAATCCGTAGGCATCCATGTCCTGTACAAGATACTGCGCCGTGTACCGGTCATAGCCGACCTTGAGCGGCAAAATCTCGTATTTTTCCACAAGCTCTGCAAACCATGCAAAGCAGTCGTGATAGTCCACGAAGTTGCCGCCAGACAGCGTAAGAAGTCCACGCTGGACATATATGGGGTATGGCAACCCATCCCGCGCGGTTGCCTCCTCCAGCTTTTCGCTTGGCATAAAAAAGTGAGCAAAAACATGCAGCCGTTTTTGCTTTTCGATGACCACACAGCAGGCGGTCAAGTCTGTGGTACGGGAAAGGTCGATACCGCCTACACAGTAAGTAGAGCGGAAATCTTCCAGCTGCAGTGCATCTCCGCTGCATTTTTCCACGGCCTGCGTAGGTAGCCATGCCTGGGAGCTATTTTGTTTGATATTGCAGTACTTTGTGATAAACTCAGCCTTTTTGGAAAGGCTACCTTCTGCCACGGCAATTTCTTCCAGCAGATAATCCACCGACACTGAAACACCAAGATTGGGGTTTGATTTGCGCAGCTCGTTGATGTCATTCCACTTGGCAACATCGTCGATCATGTACAGGAAAGGTGCCAGCCTTGCCTCTTTGGAATCGCCCAGCAAGAAACGAGTGCTTCTCTTGACCAGCTCGTCATAAATACCCTCGTTGATGTATCCTGCCGTGCTGATACTCAGGATGATAGGCTGCCGTCTGGCACCCAAAGCAGATTTCATTACCTCATACTGTTTCAAGCCCTGATCTCCGGGCCAGGATGCGATCTCATCACATATGGTCAGCGAAGGGTTAAAGCCATCACTTTTCTTGGCGTTAAAGGCGATTTTTTTGATACTGGAGTTGGTGGCCTCCACATACAGGTCAGACTTACGCGGCTTGATGCGGCAAGCCAGCTCAGGCTCATTGCTGGCGCTTTGCCAGAAAGCCTGGTAAACCAGGTCAGCCTGATCCAGCTTGGGAGCAACGCAGTACGTCTTTGCACCATACTCTCCATCCATAAAAGTGCAATAGGAGATGATGGCGCTGGCAAAGAGCGTTTTGCCGTTTTTGCGTGCCACTACCAGAATCACCTCTCGAAACTGCCGATTCCCGGCACCGTCGAGGATCCCGAAGACCACAGACACAAAAGCCTTTTGCCACAGCTCCAGCTTGATGGTGTCAGAGCGGCCTTCGCTGTGGTGGCAGAAGGTCTCAATGTACCGGATGGCTTTGGATGCTTTTTTCTGGTCAAAGAAAAAGGACTGCTTTTGCAGTCCATCAATGATGTACTTGTAAAAAAGACGGATCCACCGTC